CGAAAATAAGATTCTTGGTAAGTACCTGCGTTAGGTTGTCCAGTAGACTGTATAGAATATTGAGTCCATGTATACCACATCCTCTCATTCAAATCATATACTAAAGTTTTTTGGGTATTATGAAGAGTCAAAATATACAAACTATGACCATCAATGGTATAGCAATAAGCAGTTACTTGGCTAAGATTATCTGCTACTAAATGTCTATCTATAGAAGACGTAGATATTTTAGTAGCAGATACTCCATCCAAAATATAAACAGAACGGCTATTAGTTTTAGTAGAACCTATCCACAGCACTGTGTTACTAGTAGCAACAATACTATCTCCAGAAGCACAACCAATATCAGAAGTATAGCTAGGAGCTAAAGCTAAAGGAGAACCAGTAGCGTTAGCAGCATCATAAAAAAACTGCATACTAGTAGAACCAAAAGCTATCAGATAGTTTAAGTACTTGGCAATACCAATAAGAGTATCAGTAGTTTGCTCAAAGGTTATGTAATCTAAAGATCCCCAACTAGTTGGATCTCCTACTGCTGAGTTATAAATACGATTGTTACTAGTAGCCAAAAATACATAGTTGTCTAAAGACACAACTCCAGATACATAGGGTGCTGTAGGCAACGTAGTCATTGTTATAGAAGCACCAGATTGGTCGTACAAATAACCTGTAACTTTATTATGAAAAAACAAATAGGTATCTAAGAATGTTTTAACAAAATAACTTTGGCTAGTTGATACAGACGTAGTACCTAGAGTCGTAACAGCATATGAAGAATTAGGATCAACTTGATACACTGTGTCATTTATAACAGCAATAAGCTTGTCATTAAATTCTATAAGTCCTTGATTGGGTGTAGATGCAGGAGGTGTAATAGATACTATTTGAACAGCAGATACAAGACCAGGGCGTTTAACAAATTCTCGCTTCTGATCTCTAGACTCAAAGAAACAATTAGACGAGTATGAGTCTTTAGCAAAACTACCTGTCCTGCTCTCAATAGGCTGTGTAAGCGGTATACGTTCTGTAGCCATGCTTACCGTCCATATGCGTTATTAGAAGAAGACCTAAAGTCAGGAGCAAAAAAAGTACTTGTAACTTCAACATCCCAGTCTGTAAGTTGAGCTTTATACATCATAGCTTTAGCACCAATTTCTTGTCTAATGTTCATAGGAACTCCATAGTCAAGAGATAGTTGGTCAGCTAAACTCCACACCAAACAATTCATCCATTCATTAGGAAAGTCTGGTACATCTGCGGAAGAACTAATATCATTCAAAGGCATTTGAGCTATAAGATGTAGTTCAAGATTACTACTAGAATAAGAGTCAGGTGTTAGGTAAACATACAGAATACCGCTAAGAGTTTTAACATCATAAAAGATGGTATTAGCTACACCTGTAGAAAACTTAGAACCCAATACGTTGTACTCTTGTTTAGACATAACCATTACAGGTATGTCTATGTAAGGAGTAGTTTCTATGTTGCGATAAAACCCTTGAATAACTCTTAAAGGTCTATCAGTAATAGCAACTGTAGGAGCAAGACTGTCATACATTAAATCAGAACTAGCACCACCCAAAGTATAATCAGTTTGACTAGTAGTCAAAGGAATAATAAGCTCAGATGTTTTCCATAGCTTTAGACCCTCTGTGCTTAGTTGTTTAATAAGAATATTAAAACTCATAGCAGCATAGTCAATAGTTGTGGAGTCAGGAGTGCTTCCTATTTCAAGGACACCTAATTTAGTTAAAGCTATAGAAATAATCTGATCTCGTGTAACAGTGTATGTGCTAGACATTGTTGTTCCTTACGTTTGTAAGCTATACCCGTTGTTGTAATCTGATATAGCACAATTAGCACTAGCTACACTAGCTATTGCATTTACGCTATAGATATTACATTGGGGTATAAAAGTATCGCTCGGCTCTGGTCTAGTAAACGGTGGAACCATTTTATCAGCCACACCATGTACAAAATCTTGTGGTTGTCTAGGCTCCCAGTCACCAGAGCATACCATGAGTCCATCCCAACGCATAGACAATTCATTGGCTTTGTACTCACGACCACATTGATCGCAGATTACATTCCAAGAACCATTGTCATATCGACGTATGCTACTCATAATATTTAGACAGGAGGAGTTTCTTGATTGGTTTGTTGTTGCTCTGCTAAAGCCTGTGCTTCAGCTAATGCCTGTGCTTCAGCCAAAGCCTGTGCTTCAGCCGCCGCTTGTGCCGCTACTGCCGCATCATGCACTGCTTGTTCTTCAGCGGTGTACTCAACTTGAGAGACTACGCCTGTCTCTACATTTACTACGATTCTGTGTGTCATGGTTTAGCCTTCATAAAGTATGTTGATTGAACCAGCGTCAAAAGTGTCAGTACCGTTGACTGTGGTGATACGTACCATATTTAAAACACCAGAAAGCGGCACACTTCCAGCAACATAAGCTACAAGAGTTGAATTGCCAAAGTTGCCAGAACTAACCCAAGTGTTAGTAGTGTTTATATTTGTAATTTCTAACGCTCCGCTTCTTGCATATGCCGCACTAGCCATATCAATTCCAAAGCCAGTTGTAAAACTTGCTCTATTACTGCTGTTAGACCCATCTATATAAGCACTACCGCAAATATAACTTGTAGATTGAGGAACGCCACTTACGCCAAGTTGTATTTGCACCTTTGAAGTGCCGTTTGTACTCACGCCGTCAAACATGACCGTCAAACGCTTCACCCATGTGGGGATAGAAGTAAAGTCAATGCTTGTTCCACTGGTAGACGCAACCGCAGTGCCAGAGGTAATCCCCAGTACCGCACCTGAGTTGATCGTGACGCTTGCTGATCCATCTAAAATTAAACTCATAATTTAGCCCTCTATCAAAATGTTTACAGACCCTGCATCAAAGGTGTCTGTGCCGTTTACCCTTGTAATGCGAACTGCAGTAAGCGCTGCGCCCAATGCAATATCTCCACCAGCAAATGCAGTTGTAGTTGTTGATAGTTTTACAGTTCCTGCGCCAACCCAAGTATTGCCAGTAATATTAGTCAAGACCAGTTGTCCCGACATGGTAAATGAGGCCGTATCTTGCCAAATAATAAATCCAGCAGTTGAATTTGTTGTGGTAACACTGCCCGCCGCAACTGTAGTTGATGCGTTGTAGCCTGATGTAGTGTAAGTGGTTGAACCTGTACCCAATTGAACAAGTAAATTTGAAGTCCCACTACCACTAACACCATTAAACATCACCGTAACTCGCTTCACAAACGCTGGCAAGCCTGTAAAGTCAATGCTTGTGCCTGATGTAGATGCAACAGCAGTACCTTGAGTAATCCTCTGCATCTGCGCTCTAGCAGCAGCACTGTCAGTCCCAAAAAACTGTCCGTTGTATTCGATGTTGCCTGTGGCGGCTGTGCCAATCAGCGTGTCAGAAGTTAAAACAAGTATTGACATGATTAAGCCTTCAGGTTGCTAAGTTGATCAGTTGTTGTGCATGAATCAGTCAACTTAGTGATGTCACGCAGTCTTTGCTTTTCAGCCACGATTGCTGTGGTGTCTGCGCCTGTCTCCAATGCTCTTTGAAATGCTACATCTTGTGCCGCCAATAAAGGCTCACGCTCAGTGCGTAAACGACTTTTGGTTATCTCTTTTGCTTTGGTAATGTTAATGGTAATGCTCATGTGTACTCCCATGCATTACGAAATGTGCGGTCTGATGGAATCTCTGAGGCTTCGACAATCTTGTAGGGCTTGCCTTCAGGAATGTCTTTCATTGCTGCCTCAATAGATTCAGCAGGGATAATGACAGCCACGCCGCCATCGTCTGTTGGGTAAATAATTCTTGAGTTCATGGTTTGTCCTTATCTAAAAATAGAAGCATTAACTTGACATACATCTGCTTCTGAAGGGGTGGAAATTCCTAAAGTTACAAGCTTCACTCCTGAAGTTGTTTGTTCGGGTGTTGTGCCACCTGTGTTTGTAACAGAAACAACACAGCCAGCATTACTAATTCCTGTTCGAAGTGTTGATGTTGCCGAAACCGCATAATTTACATCTGTTATTGCTGTTGTAAAGTTAATTGTGTAATTACCCGTGCCGTTATCCGTAATGCTTGAAACATTAAATGAACCACGAATTGCAACAGTACCTGTGCCATTGAAATTTACCCAAGCACGACAAACACCCACAGTTGCATCATTTAACACAGTGCCTGTTGTAGCTGGCAAAGTCAGCGTAGTAGTACCCGCAACAGCAGGGGCTGATACTGTAATAGTTCCGCTGGTGTCTCCTGTTAAAACAAGTGAACTCATATATTTCCTTTACAGAATAACCCAGCGTGAGCCAGAAGGGAGAGTGATTGTTACTAATGAATTAATAGTAATTGGTCCTACAGACATAGCACTTCTACCAGAAGTAATTGTGTAGCTTGTAGAAATTGTTTGATTGTTTTCATAGATAGCACCAACCTTTATATCACCACCAGCACCACTAGTTAATTGAAACTGAGTACCATCATAGATAACTTGTATAGCAGCACCAATTAATATGTCGTTAAATTCTAAAGCAGTACTACCAGATTTAGTAATATCTTTAGCACCTAGACTATTAAGGTTGATTGTTACAGCTCCAGTATTAGAAGCAGCAGCAACAAATTTAAATGTTTGACCAGCTACATAAGCTGTAATGGCAGGAGTCACAGTACCTGTGATAGTGTTAGTACCAGCAACACTTCCAATCAATGTCTCAGTACCATTCTGACCAACAGCAGCAAGGTTAGTGCGAGCAGCACTAGCTGTAATAGCACCCGTACCACCTTGAGCAACACTCAAAGCAGTAGTCAAACCACTAAGAGAGGTAATATCACTATTAGCACCCTTATTAGCTTTAGCAGTACTAATAGCAGGAACAGTTGTGTATACA